TCGTCTTATTACAACTGAATTAGCATTACAAAATTCATATAGACAATCAATAAATGATTATATGTTAATATGTAGATCTGAATTAGATAGATTATTAGAACAATCTCCTAATATTCCAAAACAAATTCAAATACAATTTAAACAAAAATTTAATGATGTTTTAAATATTGAATTACCTGTTGAATTAGATAATATTAAACCTACTTATATATGTAAAAATGATTCTAATAACTATATTATTAATATTCCTAAATATTTATATAATAAAATTGATATCAAAGATCATACTAATTATTATAATATTAAAGATTATCTAAATAATTTAAATAATAATAATCTTGATTTATCATCTAATATAATTAATAATAATAATCATGATTTATCATCTAATATAATTAATAATAATAATAATAATAATCAAGATATATCATCTAATATATTTGTTAATAATAATAATCAAGATTTATCATTTAATATAATTAATAATAATAATAATAATAATAATCAAGATATATCATCTAATATATTTGTTAATAATAATCAAGATATATCATCTAATATATTTATTAATAATAATAATCAAGATATATCATCTAATATATTTGTTAATAATAATAATCAAGATATATCATCTAATAAAGTTATTAATAATAATGAAGATATATCATCTAATAAAGTTATTATTAATAATGAAGATATATTATCTAATATACTTATTAATAATGAAGATATATCATCTAATATATTTGTTAATAATGAAGATTTATCATCTAATAAAGTTATTAATAATAAAGAAAATAATGGAGAGATAAAAGATGAAGTTAAATTATTAGATTTATATAATAATATTAATACATCATTAATTACATTTAATGAAAATAATCAACAAGATAAAAAAATGATAATAGATTATAATAAATATAATAAAATATTTGATAGACCGAATATAGATAATCAAATGAATGTAAGTAAATTAATAGATAATGTTAAGAATATAATAGGTAATAATGAAGATTTATGTGAAATTAGAAAACAGAATGAGGAAGCTATTAATCAAATAGATAGATTAGAATTTAAAATAATAGAAAATCAAATATTTGAAAATAAATATTTAACAATAGATAAAATATTAAAAAAAGCTAATATAAATAAAAATATATTTTCAGATAAGAATCCATATATCTATAGTGATAGAATAGCTGATAGTATGATAAAAGATAATTAAATTATATAAATATTTAATCAATAATATATTATTATATTTATTAAATATGGGTAATTTTTCAAATAAAATTAGTAGTTCTATTATAACTAAATCTAATAAAATATATATTGAACAAAATGATAATGATAAATTATTAAATTTATTAGATTATAAAAATAATAATAATATATCAAAATGGAGACCAAATGATGATCTATATAATCAATATAATAAATATGAAAAGAATTTATGTGAATTAAATAAATTAAATATAAATTTAGAATCATTTAAGATTAAAAGAAATAAAATCAAAGAAATAATAAAATCAAATGAAAATAAAATATTGAATAATTATGATAAAATATTAGTTCTTAATAATAAAACTAATTTAATAAATATCGAAAGTGAAATTATTATTTTAGAAAATAAAATTAAAGAATTAAATCAATTAGATAATAATATTTTAGATAATTGGTTAGATTATAATACTCAAATTAGTAATTTAATTAAAAATAATATTTTAGATATATCTATAAATAATCTTATATCATCATATAATCTATATATTTATTTATTATCATTAGTTAGACAATTATATAATATTAAAGAAGATTCAATTATAATGAATAAAATAAAAAAATTAAATAATGTCATAGATATGAAATATATTGTTCACTCGTCTAAATTATTTAAAATCTAAAGATTTTAAATAATTTAGGCAGTGAAGCGCAGAGAAAAAAGCTATAGCTTTTTTCTCCACGGTTCATAAGATTAAAAATGATAATAATGAATATATTGATAAAGTTAATCAATTAGATAAATTAGTAGGTGATGATAAATTTAAACATGATCTTAAATTAGAACATCAAAATAATATCAATTATGAATTATTAAATTGATTTAATTAAAAGCGAGTAAGCGCGAATGTAATGAGCACGAGCTAATTATATGATAATTATTTTATGTAACAAATTTTATTGGTTCGTGCTCATTCATTCGAACTTACTCACATTTTATAAGATAAAAATTGATATATTTGATTTATAATATAAATATCATTATGATTATAATAAATATAATAAATGAATAAAATAATAGATATAAAATATTTATATGATGATGAATATGATTATATAAATATTTATTTAAATAATAATAAAATTATTAAAATAGGTATTGATAATCAAAAATATGATGAAGATAATTATGGATTATTTATGATAACACCAGATGATTTTGATTATAATAATAAAGAATATGATGTAGATAAAATTCAATATTGTTATAATTATAATAGTGATATTTATATAGATAATAATAATATATATGAATATAATCATGAAATAATAGAGATAATAACAAATAATGATAAAATATATGTAATATTATATGATGAATATGATAATAATAGAAAGATATTTTTAGATTATATATATAATGATAAAATATTTAGTCAAAAACTTACTTTATAAATTAGATTTGAGTTGTTGTTATAACTCCTGAATTATTTATAGTTAATTTATATGTTTTAGAACCATCTTCTGATTTTAATATTAATGCTTTTGAATTAGTAATAATTTCAGTAGATTCAATAGATAAATTATATTTATTATCATATGAAATATAAGATAAAGGTCCATATCTTGTATATTGAGCTTCTGTTAATATATCACAATGTGTAGGCATCATATCTGTTCTCCATCCTAATTCAGCAAATGCATTTGTTGGTACTGGGAAATTAACACCTAAAAATCTATGAGCTGATAATTGTAAAGCAATCATTGTTTTTAAATCTTCATATTGAGTGTAAGCTAATTGTGATTTTAATCCTGAATCTATAACATTAGATATAGATGGCCATTGAGCATATTGAGGTATTTCAAATCCACCAGTTAACCATGATTGAGTAAAACTACCAGCATAAGCTTGAGTTAATTCTCCATTATTATTATCAATATTTTGTAAATGTGAATTAGTTGGTTTATATAATACCATACAATTAGCAAATATCATATCTGTTACTGAATCTGTTGCTTTTTTAGTTAATTGGAATATTACTTGAGCTCCTGAATTAAATAAATCTTGATATTTTAAATTATTATCATAAGCATCACCATCTCCTGTAATATAAATTAATGGACATTTTAAAACATTTATACCTAAATTATATCTATTATTTCTTCCTTTATCATCTGGATAATTAACACTAATCTTTTGATCATTAGTTAAATTAGATAAATCAACATGAATAGATTGCCATCCTATCATAGCTTTAATTTTAACTAAAAATGGTTTAACAGTTGGATTACCTGATATATCATTAAGAGTAAAAACTTTAGCTTTACCAGCATCACTAGAATTAGCAACATTTACATTTAATAAATCATGAATAACATTCATACCATATCCTCCACCACTTAAACCAGATAAAACAACATTATTCCAATTAATTTTATTATATAAACCTAATTTTCTTAAAACACATAATTCTTGATACATCATTCTTTCATAAATTAATCTTCCATATTGTGATAAACTTGAATTTCTAAAATTAGCTCTATTACATGATAAATCAATAGTTCCAAGTTCATTAGTATAAGCAGCATTTGTACTCATATAATATTCATTATCTAATGAATTTAAATCTAAATTAGTAACTTTATCTGCAAGTAATTTACAAATAGTTTTTTTAGATTTAGTTGATAATAATCCTCCATTAATTGGATTTGATATATTTACTATAACTACATAACCTAATGAAGCTATTAATCCAGGCACTAATGTACAAGCACTTTGATGTTGTTGAGACATACCATTACCTAAATTAAATATAAATAATCCCATCTTGTTATCTGCATCTAATGGTTTATGTAATCCTGTTATTAGATCTGTTACACCTGATGCATTAATATTTGATGTGATTGGTAGTAATTCTGTTGGATTACCATTATTATCTAATGGCCATGATGATCTTGATACTAATGTATTATATGAGATATCATTATTTAATCTATTAATTAATGGAACATTATTTTCATCTAATAAATTATCATATACAAATTCACCATTTTGAACAACTTGATCCCAAACTTTAAATGGAACTTTAACATTATTTTTAATAAATTTATAATCATTATCATTTAAAATAGCATTTAATAACACATTTCTAGAAATATCAGTAGTAGCATTATCTTTACAAGCAGTAACAAAATCTGATACTTTTTTATTTAAAGTATAACCTAAATTACCTGGTGGATTTGATGATCTATAATTATTAATCATATAATCTTCAAGAGCAACATTATAAGATCCTAAATTATCATTTTCATTAATATTTTGTTGTTTGAATACTGGTGTTGTTATAACATTTTTTCTTTTAGAAGGAACATATATAACCATTTCAGGAAAAGCTCTAGTATCATAAGTTTCAGTAGTGGTTAAAGAGTTATCATTAGATCTATTAACAGAATATTTAGGCATTTTAAATTTATCTTTTATTAAAATAGGAATAGCATCAATTTGATAAGGACCATAACCATTTAGAAATGTATATTTATCCTCATATAATTTTTTACTATTATTTATTTTATTAGTTGTTAAATTATCTATTGATCCATTAACTTTAAAATCATTAAAATTATTTGATAAATCATTTAAATTATTACTTAAGTTATTCAATTTACATTCATCTATTTTTTTAATTATAACATTATTTTGTGTTGACATATAATATATTATTATTCTATATTATTTTTTATTAAATTTATATAAAAAAATATCATTATAATAATATTAATAATAATAATAATAATGACACAAACTAATCAAACTATTATTTATAAATATATAAATCATGAAACAGATAAAAATATCTTATATGAAAATATGATTAAACGTAATAATAATAATAATTTATTTGATATATTAAAAAAGAAATATAATTATTATATCAAATCTAAATTATAAACTATTATAAATATTTATTTATATATTATAACAAAATGAACTAAATTTGTTATGATAATATATTATTATATTAAGAATAATTATAATAAATGAATAATAAAATCAATATATAATGTTAATGTAATGATCAAAATTGTTTTATTAAATTAATGAATGAATTTAAATAATTTATCAAATTTAATAAGAATTATGATGATCCTGATTTATTTCTTGATTTTTTATATCAATAATCTTAATCTCTAAATAATATCACAAACATCTAAGATAATGAATATTTTGGATATTATTATTTAATTTTGATATAATATATTATTAAATTGAGTATTTATTTTTAAAATGATATATTATAATATTTATAAGATGAACAAGATGATGATTTTAAATTAATTTATTAATAATTTTTTAAATAAAAATTTGAATAAAATAAGATATCAACAAGTGATAATTGAAAGATCAATTAAATAATCTATTATATTCTTATATACATATTTAATATAATTAAAAAATATTGATTCTCTAATAAGGATTTATTTATAACATACCAAATAATATATATGATGGAAATTTATTTGATGATTTAGATAAAATTGTTATTCTTTATCTAACTTCTTCTATCTATGTTATTATTATATTTTTCTAATTAGTTTTTCTCGAATATCTTAACTTATCAAATACTGATTGATATAGAAAATGTATACCAAATGTTAAACCTAAATATATCACACCTAATGACCATATATCTGCTTATAAATTATAACTTTTATTATAAATTTCTGGTGCTTAATAATCTTATGTACCTAATAAAAGTGTAAATTGTTTATTTTAATAGATTTAACTGAATCCAAAATCAATTATTTTTATGTTAAGATTTTTATCTATCATTATATTTTCAAATTTTAAATCTCCATGTATGATATTATTACTATGTAAAAATCTAACTGCATCGACTATCTAAGTAAATATATAAACTTTCTAATTATAACTTAATTCATTTTTTTATAAGAAATCAAATAAATCTTATCCATTTATATATTACATTATTATATATAAATGATCTTTATCTTAGATATATCTGTAGATTTTACATACTCTTGAATGATTAATTTAACTTTAGATCAAAACTTCATTTAATTAAAACTTATATAATATTCTAATCTTTTTTATTATCATTTTCTTCTATTAAAATAAACCATTATATGTATATAATCCAATGGTTATATCTTTTTTATTTTCTTCTTCATTTATTGTTTTAATAAATTTTTTATTATAATAAACATCTTATATTATTTTTTCTTATAATAATTCTTTTAATTATTATTATCTCTATTATTAACTCTTTTTAATAATAGATTTATCTTTGAAGATTTGTTTAGTGATCTTCTTTTTGTTTTATATTATCTTGATATCCTTCATTTTACTATATTTTTGATTTATTTATTATAATGAATATTATATAATAAATAAATTTCAATTATTTTTATTATTCTTCATCTTCACCGCCATCATCACTATTATTAGATGATTTTCTAGAAACCATAACATATATAATATATAAGATAACAATAAATAGAATAATACCACCAACAGCTAAAGCGATATATAACCATTATTATTATGATTTTGAGATAAATAATAATCAATCACAATAATTAATTTTTTGATAATCTATTATCTTTATTATATGCTAATTTATATTTTAATAAACATCTTCTATATAATATATAATTTTAATCATTTTTATAAAATTTATATATTATATATTTTTAATGATATATGATCTTATAAAAAAATTGATAAAAATATTATTTGGATAATGTATTATATATAATAATCTTAATAATCTTAATAATCTTAATAATCTTAATAATCTTAATAATCTTAATATAATAATGAATAAATAATAATAGAAATAATCAAAGAAATAATCAAAATAATCAAAGAAATAATAAAAATAATAATAAGATTCTTTATAATAATTATCAAATGATGAATTTGATTAGTTATTAGAATAATTCAATATGAATAATAAATAATAAGAATAATAGAAATAAACTATTTTAGTTTTTGATTAATAATATTAATAAAGTATTGATGATATTTTTATTTAATAACTCAAATAAAAAAAAGATGATAGTTATATATAATAAACTGAATAATTATTATCTAAATACAATATTTCTAATGATTAATTTAAATCTATAATAAGTTTAGATAATAATTATAAAAATAATTTAATATCTGATAATCAAACATAATAACTTAAATAACTTCTTATTTAGAGTGGTTAATTAAAATAATAAACTATTGATGAAAATTTTGATAAAATATTAGATATTACAAAAAAATATTTATTAGATAAAGAAAAAAATTAATAATAATCTTCTGATAAATTCATTAACATATAATAATTATTATAATAAGAATGTGGTAATATTTCTTAATTAAATCTTTAATAGATTAAATAAAATATTAAATAAATTTTTACATAATAATAATAATAAGATATATAATAATTCTAATAAGATATGATGATCAATATATTTAAAACATAATAAATTCCTACTTTTGAATAATTTTGTGATTTAATGAATAATTATTGTTTTGATTAAGAATAATGATTTATTAAATGAATATAACAACTACTAACTTATTTTATATAAATAGCTAGCATAAATACTTCTGTTGTGAAAAATATTGAAAAAATTATTTATTTATATATAAAGTCAATATATTTAATTATTTTATATATAATGGAGAAATATAATACTAAATTTATTCAAGCTTGTAAAGATAATAATATTAATTTAATTAAAAATATTATTACTAATACACCAAAAAATGAACATTTATATTTAAGTGTAATATATGGTAATATTGATATAATACAATTAATATTAGATACTCATGATTATTTTTATTATGAAATTGAAGATATATTTGAATATATTTATAAAACAATTGAATTGAAACTTGATAATCTTGATTATATTATAGATATATATATTAAGAAATTTAATAATTATGATATTATTAATCATATTAGACCTATATTTAGTAAAGAATTTAATTTAATAGATTGGTATTTTGGATTATTAAACAAATATAATCTTAGTTATAACAAATTTATAGATAATGATAATTTAATTAATATTATTTCATCATCTAATAATAATGATTTAATTAAATTATCTAATTATATTTCATTAGATAAATTAAATTATCAAAGAGCTTTTAATGATGCTTGTTTAACTGGTAATCTTGATGCTGTTAAATTTTTATATAATTTAACTAATGATTTAAATTTATTATCATATAAATCCTTATATCATTCATGTTATAAAGATTTTGATTTAGTTAAATGGTTAATTGAAACTAATCCTAATTTAGATTTAACATTAGAAAATTATAAACCATTTAGATTAGCTTGTTATAGAGGTAAATATGATATTGCTAAATATTTATATGATAAAAATCCTGAAGTTATAGATAAATTAAAAGATTCATTTGAGATATGTGAAAGAATGGTTTTAGATTCATTATATAATAGTTTAGAATTATGTAAATGGTTATATAGTTTTAATATATATGAATTTGATATAGAATCTCTATATGATATATTAGTAGATGGTAATTTAAATGTAGAAAAATTAGAATGGTTATATAGTGTAATACCTGAATTTATAAATAATCATAGATATATAATTATATTTAATCATTCATGGTTTAATGGTTTAGAATGTGCTAAATGGTTATATAATAAAAGACCTGATATTGATATTTATAATAATAATTATTGCTTATTTATTGATTCATGTAATCATAATAAAAAAGATATTATAGATTGGTTATTATCATTAAGACCTCAAATATTTGATAATACTAATACTTTTAATAAAATTCTTAAAAATATTATTAAAAATAATTGTAGATATATTGATAATTTTATTTGGTTATTTGAAATTTTATATAAAGAAACTATTCCTTCTAATATTGATAAATTAATTAGAACTTCTATGAAAGATTCAACTATAGAAATTTATCAATATTTGATATTTAGATATGCCGAAGGCACCTTCGGTGATAAAGAATTTAAAATAAATTTAGATGATTTTACTAATATTTGTAAAAAAAATTCAATTAATTTTATTAAATTAATATATAATAATCATGAATATATTAAAGATTTGATTAATACTGAATATATAACAAATTTATTTAATGATATATTGAAATCTAATAGTTGTATAACTATAACTAAATGGTTATATAATAATTTTCCAATAATTGTTATTAATAATCTTACTATTCATAATGCTTTTCTTAGTAATAATAGAAGAACTATTAAATGGATATTATCATTGCAAAATGATTATAATTTATGTTATAATAATAATATTATATTAAATGATTTATGTAAATCTGAATTTTTAGATTTTCATATTGTTAAATATTTATTTAGATTAGATAGATATATTAATTTAAGAGTTGATAATGATATTTTATTAAAAACATGTTTTAGATTAGATGATTATTATATGGCTATATGGTTATTAAAGAAAATAGGTATTATTGAATTAGATTCATCATATGATCAATATTTTAGAGATAAATGTAGAGAAAATCATTATAAATTTGTTAAATTAATGAATAAATTAAATCCAGATAGATATAAATATAATATTGCCAAAGATGGTGATTTAACTGCTAAGATATCTAGATATGTGTATAAAACTAAAGATATTAAAATAGATGATTTATGTATGATATGTTTAACTAATAAATCAGATATAATAACACAATGTGAACATATATATTGTTATAATTGTATAGATATATGGTTAAATATAAATGAAAATTGTCCATATTGTAGAACTAATATTACTGAATTATATAAAATCAATCAATAATCTAATTCTTTAAATATATCTTTTATTATTTCTAATCTTTTAAATTATGATTTTTATAATGATATTATAATATCTATCATTGAATTATATTATCTTTTAATAGATAACATTTGTTGATATTATTTTTTTGTATTACAACAAACATATATTTTATTTATATTATGACACTAATTATTATCTATTTTACATTTAAAACATTCATATTTATGACAACTTTAATTATTTACTTTACAAATATAACATTCATTTATATGACAACTATAATTATTTACTTTACAAATATAACATTCATATTTATGACATCTATATTCTCTTATTTTACATTTATAACATTTATTTTCATGACAATCATATTTATCTATTTAACATGGATAACATTTATATGATTTACATTCATTATTTATTGTACAATAATTACAATTTTAATGTTAATGACACTCATTTATTTTATATTAACATAGATAACATCCTATAATATAGCTATTTTAATGATATAATTATTTATTTATACAACATTAAAAATATTCATCATTATAACATATCTATATATATTATTTATATTTCGAACAATCAAAAATATGACATATATTTTATGAATCCTTATAACATGGTATACACTCATATTCGTGACACTCTTTATCATTTATTTTACATGGATAACATTTTTTTTCATGACATTTATTATTATTTATTACACATAAATTACATTCATTATTATGATGTTATTATTTATCTATTTTACATGGTTTACATTCATATTAATGACATATTTATTTATTTATTTAACATGGATTACAATTATATTAGTGAATGATTTATTAATCTAAATTACATTTTTTCTAATATGTTAAATAACAATTATATTGATTATTATGACAATCATTTATTTAATGACAAATATTTGCTCTATTTTAACATTCTTAATAATCATTTTCATGACATTAATTTTTATTAGTTTTACATGGTTAACATGGTTTTAATTTATAATCATGACAATAATATGGATTTGATTTACATGGATTACATTTATTATTAAAGTATTTACCTAGATAATTTTTTTCGTCTGGATTTTTATTATGATTACATTTATATCTTTTCATATATTATTTTTTAATATTCATTTTCAATTTATCTTAATATATTATTTATTATTTGATCTTATATAATATATTATTTTCAATTTTTTTTCTTGTTAACAAAGTAAGTAAGATAAAAACTTATTGGTACATCCGTCATATAAAATAAATTTTTATTTTATATATGGATCTAGTGCATAAAAACAGACTTAAGTCTGTTTTTTCCACAATATGAGGATTTAAAGACCAGGTACAATTTTTTGAAATATGTACATCAATTCTAAAATAAGTATTTATGAATTTTTATTTTAAATATGGATCAATTTATTTTTAAATTATTATGATAATTATTATAAATCATATAAATATATATTATTTTTTATTATAATATATAATGTTATCTAAAAAAACAATTATTTTATCATTTGATATTCTATTTGATTATAATTCATTATTATTATCATCTATCTAATCTTTTTTCAATTAAATTGATAATAAATAATAATTTGAATTATAATCTCCATAATATATATTTAATAAGATAAATTCATAATATAAATATGAATAATTTGAATAATATTTTAATAATATCTTATAAACTATTAAATCATAAATATTTATTATACCTATTATATAATATCTCTAATCTAATAATTTTAATATAATTATAACTTCATATTTAAATTAATATTAGATGAATATAATTAAATAAAATTAATCTTGGTGTAATTATAATATAATTTATTATAATAATCATAATGAATTATATAATTAAATAAAAATATATGATAATATTTCTATATATGATAGTAAATTAGATAATTTATAATATTTATTAAATAAGAATATTTAATTAAATTTGATTTAAAATAATGATATTAAGAATGATAATTTATATAAGAATATAGATTAAAGAATAAATTATTATAAATGTATTGAAGATATAGGATGGATTGATTATTATAATAATGAATTAAAATTAGATTTATTAAAAAAACCATAAAATAAAGAAATGTAATATTGGTTTAATATAATAAAATATGATTAAGATATTTTTATTTAATCTAATATTATATAAGGATTTGGTAGAGGTGGTAAGATTTTAGGTATACCTACTGCTAATTTATATATCACTGATTAAATCTATAATTAAATTAAAAATATGGTAAATGGTGTTTATTTTGGTTTTTGTTATCTGGATAATATCAAATATTATTGTGTTTTATCTATTGGTTATAATCCTTATTATAATAATAAATAGAAAACTATTGAAGTCCACATTATACATATTTTTTAATAAGATTTTTATAATAAAGATATATAATTATATATTTAAGGATTTATTAGATGTGAAAGTGATTTTAAAAAATTTGATCATCTAATAAAATATATTCATAATGATGTTTATTTAACTAAATAGATATATGATATAGATTATAATTGATAAATTATATTAAAAGTAATTTAAATATATAATTATTATATTTTTAATATATTCTACTTATGACATCTTAAATCTATATATTAGAACTATTAGATAATAAATATTATATTGGTTAATCTATTGATCCTGAAAATAGAATTAAATAACATTTAGATGGTTATGGTTCACTCGCCTAAATTATTTAAAATCTTTGATTTTAAATAATTTAGGCAGTGAAGCGCAGAGAAAAAAGCTATAACTTTTTTCTCCACGGTTCATAATGGACTAAATTATATAGACCTATAAATTTAATAGAAATATATTCAAATGGAGATAGTTATTATGAAGATTTAATAACATTAAAATATATGAAATAATATGGAATAGATAATGTAAGAGGTGGTAGTTTTAGTTAGATTAAATTATCATAAGATTGTATAAATACTTTATAATAAATGATGAAATCTTATAATAATGAATGTTATAAATGTGGTTAAATTGATCATTATGCAAATAATTGTAAAATATTAAAATAATAAACTAATAATTTTAAAAAGAATATTAGATGTTATAAATGTAATAAATTTGGCCATTATGCTAATACTTGTTATGTTAAAAAAAATATTTTATTAAATTATTATAAATAAATAAAAAACTTGTTATCTAAATAATAATAATCTGAATATTTATTATAATAATTATGATAAATCACATAGACTTATTTTATTTGATAACTATTATTATATAATAATTTAATGATATAATAATTATGATTATTATATATATTTCATAGGCTGATATAATTTGAGATCAATTTATTATATTATCATATCATTAAATAATTTTAATCATATAATAATAGTAATCAGCCTATGAAATATATATATTATTATATAATTATCTTATTCTTCTATATAATTATATATATCTTTCCATATATTTATCATATCATCTAATTTATAATATATTTGATTATGTATTTTTATTATCTTCTCTCTTAATTCATTTTCATTAATATTTTTAATCCAATTATATAAATCTTTATGATCTAAATTATTAGGTATTAATATATCATTAGTTTTCATCTTATATAAATAATTATTTAAATTATATTCATTCATTAATTCAGAACATTTACGAGAACAACTTAGACTAATAAATGGTATATTACATATAATAGAGAATATATGAGAATGAAATCTACCACAAATCATAAAGTCCATTGAATTTATTATATTTAAAATATCAAAATAATAATTTGTATGTTTATCAATATAACATAAATATATATTATTAGATTCTTTTATAGTTATAGTATCTAATTTTATTACTTTATTTGTTTCATCACTCAATAGTTCAAATAATTGTTTATTTAATATATTATCATCTTCAGTATAACTTAAATTATTAATACAAAATGGTATTAAATATATTTCTAAATTTTGTTTTTCATCAAATTGTTTAAATAATTTAATAAATTTATATAATTCTATTATTAATGATTTATATTCATCAACATAATCTTTATTAAAATATGTTCTTGGTAATGATATACCTATTCTATAATTATTTGTTTTATTTAAAATATTTAATGGTTTATAATATTTCATCATTAAATAAACTAAATCTGGTTGTGCTATATATTTATCATTATCTAATTTTATTAAATCATTAGAATTTCTTAAGATTATTTTATCAAATTTATCTAATAAATGTATTTGATCTAAATATGGTAATCCTACTCCATATCCTATCTTTTTTATATTATTATTATTTAATAATATATTATTACAAAAATATGGATTTATTACATCTCCACCACCTAATATTATTGATTTATATATATATCCTCTATCTTGATAATCTATAATATATTTATTTTTTGTATTAGTTAAAGAATGAAGATAATTAAACACATCTACAAAACAATCATCACCACAATTCCATTTATTAAAATAACCTAAATGTAATATTTTTGGTTTTAAATCTTCTGGTTTTAATATTATTAATTCTTGATTATATTTCTTTAATATATTTAATATCTCATCTTTTGATAATTCTAATATTTTACATTTTTCATCACCTTCACCATAACTTATATAATATTTATCATTATAATATGTTAATCCTGTTGGAAATACTAATAAATATGGTAAATAATCTTTATTATCTATAGATGGTATAAAAAAATCACTTATATATATTATATCATAATTATGATCAAATATAAATATAAAAGCAAAATATATATATTTACCATGTTTTTTTATTTGTGATAAATCTATATTCTTTAGAAATTTATTTAAATATGAATTATCACTGAAGGCGCCTGTTGTATTATTTTTATATTCTATTTTCATATGACCTACTGATATATATTGATTATCATTAAATTTTAATACAGGTGTTCCAAATGATATAAATATATTCTTATATCTGTTATTTATATTATCTAATATTGTTGAATATTTTGTTATTTTTGTTTTCATATTTTGATATATAAATTCTTTATTTATATTATATAAAACATCATTATTCTCCAATAATATACAATTCTTCTCTATTATATGATGTTTTATTAATAATAATTCACTTTCTGGATATAAAAATATATAATTATCATTTAAATTTATTTCTATTTTTCTTTTCATCATTTTAACATATAATTTATTATTTATAGTAATAAAACTATTATAAGTAAGATAAATATTATTATTAAAATTATATAATCTCGTATCTTGATTCATATTATTATCAAATATATTATTAACATTATATTTAACAATAAATTGATCATTTATATATTCTAAAATACATAAACCAGTACTATCAAATTCAATAGCTTTTTCATCATTATTAAAAATTGTATTATCTTTGAATTTAAATAATTTAACAAAATGATCTTTTGCTAGATAATTACGATATTTATTTAAATTAAATAATTTTAAATTAACATTCAAATGTTGATTTTTTTTAACTATTTCTGGATTATATTTTAACATTATTTTATATGAATCATTCCAAAATTTCCATGGATGAGTTATTTCATTTATATTATATATTATATTTCTATATACCATTATAAATAGATTATCTTCATAATGTATTAATGAATTATTAAATACATAATTATTTATTTTATTCGTTTTTATCAACTCTGTTATATCAAATATTCTCATTTTATATATATATTATATTTTTTTTATCTGTAATTTAACAATTAACATTTGATATTTCTTATATATATATACATTTTTTATCTATTAAATCTAAAAAATATATACATTTTTTATTGAAGGTGTCTATGATAAATATAAAATATATTTACTATGACAATAATATATCTGATTATAAATTATCATTTTTAATATAATATATAAATTTTAATATTATTATAATTTATATATGAATTTTTTATCAAATACTCTTTATTATTATTATGATTCATTTATTCATTATATTTATAATAATAATAATATAATTGATAATAATAATAATAATAATAATATAGTAAATAATAATAATATAGTTGATAATGATAATATAGTAAATAATAATATAGTTGATAATAATGATATAGTAAATGATAATATAGTAAATAATAATATAGTTGATAATAATGAAAATTCAAATCTAAATGATATATTAGATATAAGAATAATAATAATAAATTCGATTAAAAATACAATAAATGACAATATAAATAAAAGTAATACTACAATATGTTATTATGACACAGAACAATTAAATAATGATTTTAGTCATAATATAGATAATGATAATATTGAAAAAATAATTAATGATACAATAAATGAATATATTGATAATAATATAAATAAAATAATAGAAGATAATATATCATTATTAAATAATACAGAATGTAAAGATTTTATAGATAAAATAGTTAATGAATTTATTGATAATATTACTAATATAATAATTGATAAAATATTTTATAAATAAATAGTAATTTATATCATAAAATATTTTTAATTTCTAATAATTCATTTAAAAAATCATTTAATTTATTTCTAACATCTTCTGTATCATTTAATCCAAATAAATTTATAAAATCACTTATTTGTGAATATTTTTGTACATCTTTTAAAACATCATTTTCATCTTTTTCTTGAACTATTTTATCTTCGGTATCATCTTGTGGTCTAATAAATCTAATAAAATTAATTTTTATAAAATCGGGAGAATTAATAAAAAAACCATTTATATGTATTTTTTGTTCTTCTTTTACATTATTTTGTAATAAAAAACTTGAAAAATCATTAATTTTATTTAAAACTTGTTCCATTTTTATATATTATTATAATTAGAATATAAATTATTAAAATTAAACTTCATTATATTTATAATTCATTAATTTTTAAAACCCAATTATTATTATTCATATTACGTACTAATAATGTTCCATAATTATACCATAATGTTATATTATTCATACCAAGTAAATTATTTCTTGTGTTTTGATTATATAATTGATAACTATAAGTATATCCTAACATTTTAACAAATAAACATGGAATAGTAGAATAATTATTATATGATGTAATTATAGTTACAGTATTATATATATTATTATAACCAATAAAACTATTTTCTATAAATGTAAAATCTAACATTTGAGGTTTTGACCAATCTAAATATATATAATAAAATTGATCATTAGCATAAGGATAAATATCATAACCTGTAACAGTTAATTTTAATTTTTTTGTATTATATAAACTATATATATTATTATTAAAATAATTTTTTGTCATAACATCTTGATCATCAACTGGATCATATACATTTTTTATTAAATAATTATTCATATTTAAATTACCATTTAAAGCTAATGATGATGGTAGAACTGGATTATTAAAATTAACTTTTGTTAAACCAACTATTGCTATACTAATTTTTCTAGCTGCCCATAAACAAGATTGTAATATTATTCTTGTT